GAACAAATATGATATGTTTGTTTATCCAAGTATCTTTGAAGAAACATTTTGTGTGTCTGCATTAGAGGCTTTAGCTGCGGGTGTACATGTCATAACTAATAATTACGGTGCATTATATGAAACTTGTGCCGAGTGGCCTGTATATGTAAATTATAATAATAACTTTGAACAAATGGCAAATGATACTGCAAATGCTATTAAGGTTGCAGCTAATTATTTACACCAACCTTTTATACAAGATCATTTAGAAGAGCAACAAAAGTTCTATAAGAGATTTTATAATTGGAATAAAAAAGGAATGGAATGGGAAAGTTTTTTAAGAGGAGCTATAGATGAGCGAAAATAAAAAGTTTATAAATGAAGATACTTATCAAACATTATACAATGTGAATGTAAAACCTATGCCCCAAGTTGTGGATGGTTCTAAAAAAGTAACTCCAATGTGGAAAACGGATAACGTCTCACGGATCACGGACAATACAAAGGATAGCCCTCCTTATTCTATATTTGTTGCTACACCCGTCCATGATCAATGTTCAATTCACTATGCTCAAGGGTTATTAGAATTTCAAAAAGAATGTATGAAAAGAAACGTAGATGTTGCTTTTCAAATAATAAAATCTTCTCTTGTTACTCAAGGAAGAAACTTATGTGTATCTGGTTTTATTGAGTCTGGTTTAACCCATATGTTGTTTATTGATTCTGATATTTTATTTAATGCAGAGTCTATATTTAAAATGATTGAAAGAGACAGAGATGTTATCTCAATACCTTATCCTTTAAAAACTTTAATGTGGGATAAAGCTTATAGAAAAATGCAAAAAGGTGAGATTAAAAAAGGTGATGATATAAGAAGATGGTTACATACCTATCCTATGAAAGTAGCTGATCCTAATAATGTAAATATAGATAAAGGTGTAATAGAGGTTACTCATAGTCCTACAGGATGTATGCTAATTAAAAGACAAGTATTTGATAAGATGATTAAATCTTATCCTGATAAACAGATAGTACAAAAGACTGTTATTAATGGTGAATATGTAGATAAGCCTCATATGTGGAATTTTTTTGATACTATTCACGACCCAGAAACTAAAACTTATTTAGGTGAAGACTTCTCATTCTGTAAACTATGGAATGAGATCGGTGGTAAATGCCATGCCTTTATTGATGATCCAATTGCTCATATTGGAGAACACCAGTATGAAGGTAGATTTGCTGACGAGTTGATATTACCTAAGTAAAATGGTAATATTGTCTATAATTAGAGAAATAGACTATGGATCCATTTACAATAGCTTTAGCCACATTTGGCGTACAAAAACTTAGAGGTAAATCTACAAGAAGAGCATTAAGAGATGCAGCTCTATTAGGAGGCGGTGCCTACACTGTAGGTGCATTAGCTCCTCAATCATCTATTGGTTCTATGTTTGCAGGTAAAGCACCTTTATCATCATTAGGTTTTGGACAGGCACCAACACCAATGCCAATGCCAAAAGGAGATTTAGGCACCAGTTTTTTAAATAGAGCTAATATGCCAGAAGGCACAGCAATAGGCACTAACCCAAGATTTGAAAGATTAGGAAAAGTAATTGAATCAAGAGGTGGTCCACTTGAAGGATTAAATGTTATTGAAACACCAGAGCCATCAGGAATACAGGCATTAATAGACAAAGCAAAAGAAAATAAATTAGCAACTGCATTTACTGCAGCAAGTGTATTACCACTATTAGCAGGAGAAGAAGAAGCTCCTAAACCACCATTTACAGACGAAGACTATAGAAAAGCGTATGAAGAACAATCTGCAAAATTAGAAGGAGCATTTGTTCCTGCAGGAAATGTTATGCCTTCAAGAGATGAAGTTTATGGCTCTAATATGTTTTACGCAAACAAAGGTGGATTAGCTACAGCTTTACCAAAATTTAATACAGGTGGCGTAAGTTACTTACCATCTAAATCAGATCATGATGAGAACGATGCAAACAATTATGTAAGAGCAACAGGATATGTTGAAGATGGAGCCGGTAACGGTGATAAAGATGAAGACACAATGCTTGCACAATTAGCTGATGGTGAGTTTGTATCAAGAGCAGATGCAGTATTAGGTGCAGGTATCTTATCTGGCGCAGATCCTAAAAGTTTTAAAAGTATGAGAAAAGCAGGAGCTGATTTCTTTTACGATCAACAGAAAAAATTTAAAAGGATTTACGATATAGTCAATGCAAGCAAACAAAATTAAAATAAAAAAACAAGTAGATGTACTTGAGATATTCCCATCAATGGTTGATGAGTATTGGTCATTAGTAGAGTTTATGCTTAGAGAAGGTCTTAAATATGATGGTGACCCAATGAGTATTGATGATCTTAAAAGATTAATTAAAGAAAACAAATTAGGTCTATTCATGATGTTTGGATCTGATGATGGTAATCAATATAAAGTATTTGGTGTATGTGTTGTAAGAATCAACGATCTTCCTAATTTTTCACAATGTGAAGTAATCCTTCTTAAAGGAGAGAAGAGGGAATTGTGGCAAGAACAACTTGCTGATACAATAGAGAGCATTGCAAAAAATGAAGGATGTAAAAGAATTGCAGTGCATGCTAGACCAGGTTGGCAACCCTTCTTAAAAACAAAAGGTTGGGGTGTCAAAAGATATTTATATACAAAGGAGTTGAATTAATGAGTTTTATTTTTGGTGGTGACTCTGGCGGTGGACAAACTGCTTCAGGAACACAAACAAGTATAGCAAGAGAAGCACCAGGAGTCGAGGCTCGAAAGCTATCTCTATATGATCAAGCTGCTAAATTAGCTTCATCGCCAGTATCATTACCTGGTATTCAAGTTGCGCCAATTACAGGAATAGAACAAGCTGCAATTAAACAAGCAGGGCAAACTGGTGTTGGAGCAGGAACTGTATCTCAAGGTGTTGGAGCATTACAAGCAGGAATGCAGGCTCCTAATATTTCTCAATTCTTTAATCCATATCAACAATACGTGACTGGTGAAATTGCAAGAAGAGGACAAATGCAAATGAATCAGTTATCAGCTAACGCTATAGGTGCTGGTGCATTCGGTGGTGCAAGAGAAGGTATTCAAAGAGCAGAACTTCAAAGAGGAATTTTATCTCAAATAGGACAAGCACAAGCGGCAGGTTTCGGTACTGCATTACAAGCAGCTCAACAACAACAAGCTCAACAACTTGCAGGTGGACAAGCACTAGGACAACTAGGGGCACAACAACAAGCAATGAGTCTTGCAGATATTCAGGCACAAATGCAAGCAGGTGCATTGCAAAGAGGTATTGGCCAACAAGCATTGGAAGCTCAAAGACAAACTGCATTACAAAGAGCATACGAGCCATATCAAAGAATTGAATTCTTAAAAGGTATTATGACTAACTTACCTACAACACAAAGTACATTAACAGCAACCACGGCTCCCGGATCAAATCCATTAGCGCAAGCTGCAGGAACTGCCTTAGGTGGTTATGCTGCTTACAACATGATGCAACCGAGGTAGCTATGGATGAAGTATTAACAAGAAAATTATTTAGAGAAAGATATTTTAAATCTTTAAAACCAAAAGTAAAACACTTTCAAGAAGGTGGTTTAAGTTCATTAACTCCTAAAGAAAAAGCTATCTATGCATCAACATTAGCTGCACCTTTATTACAAGCTAAAGGTAAAGGAATTGGTCCTGCATTATCTGCATTAGGAGAAGGTATTGGAAAATTACCTGATACTATTTTATCTATTGAGAAAGCAAAAGGAAAAGAAGGAGATGGTGTTAGAACTTTATCAGACCAAGAAGTAAAGGCTTATAATTTACCTCCAGGAACTATTGCTCAAATGTCAGCTGATGGAAAAATTTCTATAGTATCAAAACCGTCTGCTGAACAAATTAAACAGATACAAGGCGGTAAAAGAGTAAGAAGTATTTTATCTAGAATCCAAGATGACTATTATAAATTAGATAAACCAGTTGGTTTTATGGATCCTAATAGAGTAGCAGCAACTTTAGGTAAAGCAGGGGGTACTCAATACTCAAAAGATTATGCTGCTATGAAGGGAAGAATACAACAAGCAACTTCATTTATTACACAGGCTATTTCTGGTGCAGCAGTATCAGAGCAAGAGGCTAAAAGAATTACAAAACTAATTCCTCAGTTAGGTGACAGTGAAGCAGTTTTTGAAGGTAAAATGAAAGCGCTAGATAGTTATTTTGCAGATGCCATAGCAATTGCAGAAGATAATAATGCTGACTTTGAGACCGCTCTAGAAATAATGGAAACTTCTGGAAAAGGTGCACAAAATTATTTAGATCTCACAGATGAAGTAAGTTTTACAAAACAAGGCGATGTAATAGATGTTAGTGGTAACTAAGGAGTATTATGGCAGAGATTGTAGTTAATGGACAAAAATTTAAAATTAAAGGTAACGAACCTACACCTAAAGAACAATTAGCTATTGATACTTATATTGGAGCTAAACAATTAAAACAAGGTAACAAAGATGGTTTATCTTTTGATGAAGAATTAGAGTTTCAATTAACACCTGATGAAATTTTATCTGATGCACAAAAAGGTAAATACAATAAAGATACAGAAAGTTTTTTAAAAAGCCCAGGCTTCAAAAGGATTGTAGCTGAAGTTGGTTTATCAATTGCCGGTGGTTTAGCCGGTGCAGCTATGGCCCCTTTTTCTGGAGGAAGCTCGTTAGCATTAACCGCAACAATGGCAGCAAGAGTTGCTAGACTTGCAAGACCTTTACTTAATATATCATCTAAGACTGTAGGTAAAATTGGAAGAGCTACAGCAGGTGCAGCAGCAGGGGGTGGTGTTGGTGCAGCTATATCACAAACATTTGACCCAAGAGAAAGTATTGTAAAAGAAGTTGCAAGGGGTGCATTTCAAGGGGGGTTTGGTGAAGTGCTTGGTTATGGTTTAGCAGGAGGATTAGCTAAAGTTTATAATAAAGTTACAACAAAAGGCT